TGAGAGTGTTATTTCTAAGTCCGTGACTTAGGCAAGTAAACCGTAATTCTTAGGAGGAAGAAATGGCAGCCCCATTTCAGAATTACTCTGGCGGTGTCTTACTTGCAGATGTCGTCAAGAGGAATAATTTGGCTCGCTATGTCCAAGAGGCAATAAAAGAGCGCAGCCAATTTGTAAAAAGTGGTGCAGTAGCACGTAGTTCTGCTCTTGATTCAAGAGAAGGTGGAACACGTATTCAAGTACCTGAGTTCAACCCTGTTGCACCAACTGAGTCAGTAATGACAGGTGCAGCTAACTGGGATACAAACGGTTATTTAGTTCCACAAAAGATCGGAACAGACACCCAGATTGCATCTATCTGCCATAGAGGTTTTGCTTATGCGGTAGATGACGTTGCAATTTTGGCTGCTGGTGAAGATCCAATGCTTGCAATCCGCAATCAGCTTGCAGATGCAATCAATAAGCTAAATAATGCACGTTTGTTCTCACAACTTGCAGGATTATTCGGAACAGCATTAGCTGGTAACGCACTTGACGTTGCTAAAGCAGCATCTTCAGGAGCAGACGAAAACAACTATCTGACAGCTTCTACTATCGCCAAAGCCCGTAATAAATTGGGTGAGCGTGGTGAAGAGCCAGATATTCTTGTTGTTCACCCTTCAGTTGCTTACTACCTTTATCAGGTAGGAATGTTAACTTTCTCTACTGCTGCAATGGTTGCCGATGGCGCTGTTACATGGGGTGGTGGCGGAGTTGGCATTGGAGCCAAGGAAGTTGGTCAATTTGCAGGATGCACAGTTGTTGTTGACGAAGCTGTTAACACAGTTGCTCCTGGTACAAGTGGTCACTTGACAGAGTTCTATTGCTACTTACTTAAGCGTGGAACAATTCTTGAAGGTGTTCAGCAAGATCTAAGGATTGAAGCTGATCGCAACATCTTGTCTAAGCAGAATGTACTTTCTGTTGACTATCACACTGCGTATCACGTAATGGGTACTAAGTGGGTAGATGCTGGTGACAACCCAACAAACGCAAACTTAGCGACTGCTAACAAGTGGGGTGCTACATACGATGTAGATCTAATTCCTGCTGTTCAAATAACAGTTAACAGCCCATTAGACACATCAACTATTAGTTAATAGTCCACTAGACTTATTAATTATTTGGTTTAGTCTTATAGCGGGTTTGCATAAATTAGCCTCACTTTCGGGTGGGGCTTTTTTATGACGCTATGATATAAAGGAGATTTACTAGTTACGTTGTGGCAGCAGCTATCCACGCCACCTTAAAGGGTTCAAATTCTAATAGTTATGTGACTTTGAACGAGGCTGATCTTTATTTTGAAACTGTTCCAGACGAAACAGACTGGGATAACAAGAGCGATGATGCCAAAAGGAGGGCGTTGATATCTGCATGTCGTTGGATCGATAGTTTGAATTATTACGGGACTCGTTGTGAAGATGACCAGGCATTGAAATGGCCTCGAAATAATTATGAAGTAGATAATGTTGAATTAACTTGTGATGCTATTCCTAAAGATATTAAATATGCACAATATGAATTAGCGAGACAACTTGCGAATGATACTGATGCAATGACAGGGAATAAAGGAACTGACGGTAACATTGAAGAAGTTAAATTAGGATCAATGGAAGTAAAGTATTCGCCTCAAAGTCAAGGCACTGGAGCCGTTAACAATGTTTTCGATGTTTATCCTTGGTTGCAAAGTTATTTAGGAGCTTATTGTCTTGGTGGATCTGGTGGTTATCAAGTTAGGATGGTAAGAGGTTAAGATGGCATTAATTGACACTACTTTTAGTTCAATCCCCGCAAAGATTTTAGATAAATGGGGTATTAGTTTAACTTTTATTAAAACGGCTTCAAACCAAAGTTATAACGTAGCGACAGGAGCTGTTAGTGGTACAGATACGAATGTAAGTGTGAAAGGTGTCATTCTTCAAGTTTCACCTTCAGAAGTTGATTCAAATAGGCAAGCAACTGATATGCAAATCATTATTGGTAATAAGGAATTAGGAGATTATTACCCGACAGTACGTGATCGTATTCAATACACAGAATCAGGAGCGACTAAGGTAGCTAAAATAATGAGTGTTACGACTTCAAGAGGAGATAAACCAGTCATGCACACACTGATAGCGAGGCCGCAATAAAATGGCAGAACCACGTTGGGGGAGGTTATCTGATAAATCTGCTAATGATTTATGGAAACTTCTTGAAGATTTAGATTTAATAGCTGCTTCGGCTACTTTTGGTGGCCCTATTGATACTGCTGTAGGAATTGTCGATGGATTACAAGATGCAGGGCCAGCTTGGACAGGAAAATTCAGAAATTCATGGCAAATTACAACACCTTCGGGGAAGACTTTTCGATGTAAAAATTTCAAACAAGCAGGTATAAAATCTCCGATTCAAAGGCCAAAAGTTAAGGGGCAAGAGGTTGTTAAAGCTAAGATTTTTAAAGATCCCGTTATTTTTGATATAACAAATGTTTCTGAACATAAGGAATACGCATTAGATGAAAAGTTAGGTATTTTTGATCGTTTTCATGGAGGCCCAGAACCAATTAAAGAACCAGTTTCAGAAGGTGGAAGTCGTTCTGGATTAACTCTTCGTGGTGATGCTTCTTCAGGGACGGGAGAAGCTAGTAGTACTGCGGAACTTGATTGGTTTAAGAACTTTTTAGATGGTAAAAAAGTGGATAAAGTAATTAGGATAGAAATGGATAGAGTGGTAAAAAGAACTAAGAGACAAAGTAAAGGACGTATCAAATGAGTACTTACCAAAGCGTTAGAACCAAGATAGAGACTCCTATTTGGACTAATTATTCAAGTTTGAGTCCAGCAATACCGTTTTATTCTGATAATTTTGAGGATGCTTTATCTGATGCTGAAGATGAATTTGTTCATGTCAATATTCAATTTGGATTGACGACAGAAGCAACATTAACAACATCATTAGATCAAGTTAGAGGTATTCTTGTCATTCGAGTTTTTACTCAAAAAGGTCAAGGATCAAGACGTAATCAAACCTTAATAACTTCAGGAAGTTCAGCTATTTTAGGACTTAATCAAGAGGGTAAACCTAGTAGTGGAGTTTATGTAAGAACTGGATCAGTAGAAGGCCCAACCTTTAGTACTGAAGGGCCATATTTTGTTTCAAGAATCGAAACAGCTTTTGAAGCTACAGTTATTTCTTGAATAAGGTTGTCAAAAGACGCTAGGATGTGATCAGCACGGGTTGTACCCGTATGTCCAAAATCCTAAACCCTTAACATGGCTACTGTTCTTTCGGGTACTGCGGGTGCATTGTATTACTCCCCCGCAGGAACCAGTTCCACAAAAATCATTGCTACTAATTTTCCTTCTTCTGGATCAGATATTCAAGTTGGAACTTACCTTGGCTTTAAAGTTAACGATCCTGTAACACTTGCTTACCCAGGAAGTGCAACAACAACTAACTGTATTGCCGCAGGAAATAAGTTTGTTAAGACTTATGTTGCTTCAACAGGTGTTATGACTCTTTCTGCGACAGCAGGTGGAGCCGCATTAACAGCTTCTGCACAGCCAAGTGGTTTTGGTAGTGATTATGCAACTATTACTTATACTGCACCAGAAGTTGTTGGTTCTGTTCGTGAATGGAGTTTTGAAATAACTAGAGCTGAGATTGATGTAACAAGTATCGGACAAACAGTTGGTCAAACAGCCCCATTCCGTACATTCATCTCTGGTTTTGCTGATGGTTCAGGTTCCGCAACTGTTTACACAACAGATGACGACACCTTACTTTCCAGCCGAATGATTGAAGACGTTATTCAACGTGAGCAATCAGGTGCAAAAGTGAAGCTTTATTTGGATCGTATTATGAGTGGTGCAAGTGTAGACGACACTTCTAGCCGTTCAATTACTGCGGATATCATTCTGACTTCAGCAAGTTTGGGTGTTAACCCTGATGATGGTCAATCAGTAGACATTGCTTTCCGTCCAAGCTCTGCTCCTACTTTCGACTTATCTAAAACTTAGAGTTAGGATTATTTTCTTGATCTCAGAAAGACCTCGGTTCGTCCGAGGTTTTTTATTGCCTATTAGTATAGTATGGAAACACAACTGAATTGCCTTATGCCTTCTTCGAGTCCTCTTCGTGCCATAGATCGTTTAAAAAAGGCTGCGAATTTAGAACCTGTTAAGAAAACTGTTGAACTTTCAGATGGAACTTCATTTGAAATGTGGGTTACTCCTTTAACGATGGCAGAAAGGGAGCGAGCGCAGAAACAAGCAAAAAGTGATGATGCTAATGCTTTTGCGATTCAACTTTTAATTTCTAAAGCACAAGATGAGAATGGGACAAAACTTTTCGCTCCTGGGGAGATAGATGTGTTAAAGCATGAAGTAAAAGATGCTGATCTTCAAAGCTTAATGTTGGCAGTTATTCAAGAGGAGGAAGATATTATTGACCCAAAATCTTAGCTTCGGAGCTTAAACGGGATAACTGGTTAATGCTTCAGTTTGGTATAGCAAAGGAATTGAAGAAAACTTTACGTGAAGTTCGAGAGATGACTCCTGAAGAGATTATTGGTTGGAGTGCTTATTTTTCAGTTTTGAATGAAGAGCAAGAAAAAGAAATGGATAAAATTAAGAGGCGTAGATAACCAAGTGCAGTTAAGATAGAGTGAATCGTATCTTTGTTAGAAAGTCGTGGCCTATAGGTTACCCATACAGCTTCAAGTTGAGGGTATTAAAGAGATACATCAGGCTATTAAGGAATTAAAAGTTTTAGGGAAGGTACAAGAGAAAGTCAACAAAGTTCAGGCAACAACAAAGCAAACAAGGAGAGCAGAAGTACAAACTTTAGCAATACAGAATAGAGCTTTAGCAGTACAACAAAAAGGTTTACGGTTAAGAAATAAAGGTTTAAAGGTAGAGGAATTTATAACACAGGCAAAAGAAGCACAAACTCTTGCATCACTTAAAGACAAGTCGATTTCAAAAGAACTCATAGGATTAGCACAAAAAGGTCTTCTGACTGTTGAAAAGGAGCTTCTCGAAAATAAAAAAATCACTGTAGAGAAAGAAAAACAGGTAAGGTTAGAGGAAAAACAAGCAAGGATAAAACCAGGCGGGGTCGTTAATCCCAGAGGAGGATCAATAAAAAATCCTGCTTTATATGGCCCTCAACAAA